CAACGTGGGTACAGACTTTACGATTGTTGGCATTAAAGTGGGCGATCTTACTGGGGCTTTCACTACGGAAGTAGTAGCGGGTGTTGATACTGACTCTGCTAGCTCTACTAACTTCTACACTTATGTGGAAAGCATCACAGCAAGCGCGACTTCAGCAACGAACGTAAGCATTGGTACTACCGGCTCACTGGCCCTACCCCGTACTCGCATCAAAAGCTTGTATTATGTAGGTACGGCGTCTGCTGGCTCTATCAAGTTCAACGTAAATAGCACCTCTGGCGCACTGCTTTTGCAGATTGACACGCCTACTTCGGCAGCGTCTTTCTCGGATAGTGTTACGATTCCTGATCTTGGTATTCTAACTACCCGTAGCAGCAAAACAGATTTTGCTATTATGACCTTGACCAACATTACTAATGTGACGGTGTTCTGTGGCTAAGCAAGTTGACAAGAAAGCGATGGCTTGTAATAAGCCTAAACGGACTCCGTCTCACCCTAAAAAGTCTCATGTAGTTAAGGCTTGTGAAGGTGGGAAGGAGAAAGTCATTCGTTTCGGTGAGCAAGGGGCTTCTACGGCGGGTAAACCCAAAGCGGGCGAATCTGCTAAGATGAAAGCCAAGCGCAAGTCATTTAAAGCCCGCCACGGCAAGAACATCGCCAAGGGCAAAATGAGCGCAGCCTACTGGGCTGACAAGGTAAAATGGTAAGAGGCAAGTATGACTGAATACACAGGACATATGGCAGATTGCGCTATTAACGATGAAGGTCCATGCACTTGCGGCACGGAAGAAGAACTTGCAGATATAGCTCGTGAAGAGGCTGGTTTAACTGCGGAAGATTATGAATGAAGGACTTAGAGTACTCGATGGTAGACGTAGCATTAGCCATTCTGAGTTACTCTAATGGTCGTTGGACTCCAGAAGAAGTTTTAGAGTTTGCCTTTGCTCTGCAAGCTTTTCACGAAGAAGAGACGGACGAACCAAAGCCTACTTTAGTTAGCATCAAAGGCGGAAAGAAAGATGCCAAGCAAGAGCAAGAAAGTGGTACTGAAACCGAGTAAGGGCGAAAAGCTGGGCATTAAACTACTTCAAGCTGTGAAAGAAATGAAAGCAGGTAAAAAAGATGCCGAGCAAGAGCAAGAAACAACACAACCTGATGGCAGCGGTGGCGAATAACCCCAAGTTTGCCAAGAAGGTAGGAATCCCACAAAGCGTGGGTGAAGATTATGTTGAGGCCGATAAAGGCCGTAAGTTTAGGAGTGGCGGTATGGCTGGTTGCGGAACTAAGAAAATGAAGGCTGGCGGTATGACTGAAGCCAAAAAGACTATGCGTAACCTCGACGATGAGATTTACCGCATTGACACCGAAAAGGCTATGGAAAAGCGCAAGATGAACAAGATGGCCGCTGGCGGCAAAGTTCGCGGTTCTGGTATGGCTATGAAGGGCGTACGTCCCTGCAAGATGGTGTAAGCCATGATGAAGTGTAGAGGCATGGGCAAAATGAAGCCCATTACGTTTAAGAAAGGCGGTACGGTCAAAGATGATTGTTACCGCAAGGTGAAGGCGTCGTACAAAGTCTTCCCTTCTGCGTATGCCTCGGGTGCTATAGCCAAATGTCGGAAGAAGAAAGCCAGTGGCCGTTCGTAGGACGGAGAAGGGCAAAGCCCTAAAGCGCTGGTTTAAAGAGGACTGGAAAGATGTCCGTACCGGCAAAGCCTGTGGTCGTAAGGAAGGCGAGAAGCGGGGAACCCCGTACTGTAGGCCCACAAAGCGCGTCTCCAGTAAAACGCCTAAGACTTCTGGTGAGATGACAGCGGCAGAAAAGAAGTCCCGAGTAGCGCAGAAGAAGCGCCTAGGGCAACCGGCAGGAAAACCTAAGCGGGTTAAACCTTTGAAAAGGAAGAAGAAATAATGGCGGAAAGGAAAACGTCTAAGCGCGGTGAGGCAATGGTTAAGGGGTATAAAGACCCTGACTCTTGCCCTATTGCTACGCTAGATGTAGAGGTAAACCTGAAGAACAGGAACCACGCCATTGACGAATATGGTTACGGCCCACTCAACCCAGAAGAAGATAATACTGAGTTCTGGGGACGTTTGGGAGATATGTGGGGAATAGACCCCGAAGAAGCTAAGACTTCCCGCTGTGGCAATTGCGCTGCGTTTATTCAGACACCTATGATGATGGGATGTATTGAAAAAGGATTGTCGGGACACGAAGCAGATAAGGGCGATACTCCCGAAACTAAGAATGCTAAAATAGTTAGCGATGCCGCAAACTTAGGGTACTGCCAACTGTTTCACTTTAAATGTGCAGGGGCTAGAACCTGCGATGCTTGGTTATTTGGCGGCCCCGTAACATAAGAGATTAACTATGGCAACTTCTGGCACTTCAACGTTCAACATGGACTTCACCGAGATTGCGGAAGAAGCGTGGGAGCGTGCCGGTAGAGAAATGCGTTCTGGATATGACCTGCGTACTGCTCGTCGTTCTATGAACCTGCTAACTATTGAGTGGCAGAACCGCGGCATTAACATGTGGACCATCGAGGAAGGCACGCTAAACCTCGTCCAAGGCACCGCTACTTACGCCCTACCAGCCGACACTATAGATTTGCTTGAGCATGTGGTTCGTACGGGTAACGGCAACGTCACTACACAGTCTGACCTGAACATTACTCGAATAAGTGTCTCTACGTACTCCAGCATTCCTAACAAGCTTAGCCAAGGGCGCCCCATACAGCTTTATATAGATCGTGGGCAGGTTAACCCCTCTGCGACTGTATGGCCTGTGCCAGACCAAGGAACCGACGGTTCCCCTTATTATATCCTTAAGTACTGGCGTATGCGTCGTATAGAGGATGCGGGGACAGGTGTTAATACCGCCGACGTTAACTTCCGTTTCTTGCCCTGCCTCGTTGCAGGGCTTGCGTATTATATAGCTCAAAAAGACCCTGAGTTGATGCCACGTATCCCTATGCTACAGGCCGAGTACGAGCGTCAGTTTGAGTTAGCTGCGGGCGAAGACCGTGAGAAAGCCACACTTAGCTTGGTGCCGCGTATCTATGGCGTGAGGTAGACATGAGCTACAAGTATGCGTCTGGACAAAAAGCTATTGCGATCTGTGATGTTTGCGGATTTCAGTATAAACTTAGGGAACTCAAAGAGTTAATAGTAAAGGGCAATAAGACCAATATTAAGGCATGCCCCGAGTGTTGGAACCCAGACCAACCACAGAACAAATTAGGGGAGTTTCCGGTTGAAGACCCACAGGCGCTACGGAACCCCAGACCAGATTCAGCGGAATTGGTTAGCAGTAGGGATATTCAATGGGGATGGGACCCAGTAGGACTAAACGATCCTTTTGGACTTACGCCAGACAATTTGGAAGGAAGAGGCGCCGTAGGGACCGTAACAGTAACTACGAGCTAGGAGATCAAAATGAAAATGAAGTCAAGATCAAACGTGAAGGCCCCGAAGGTAATCGAGTTCCCTAACGAGCCAGTAAAGTACAGCGTGCCAGATTGCTGCAACCAACCGCCTAAAGACATGAAGACTAGCGGTGTTAAGATTCGCGGTACAGGCGCAGCAACCAAAGGTACTATGGCCCGAGGCCCGATGGCTTAAGGAGTAGCAGGTGAATTACACCGAGCTGAAGACCAACATAGAAGACATTTGTGAGCAGTCGTTTACGGACGCGCAGCTTGCTATGTTTACGGATCAGGCTGAGCAGAAGATTTATAACACTGTTCAGATACCGGCTTTGCGTCGTAACCAGACTGGTAACCTGACCGCTGGAAATAAGTACTTGGTGTTCCCTACAGACTTCTTGTATTCGTTTTCTCTAGCGCTTATTGACGGTGACGGCAACTACGAGTACCTGCTGAATAAGGATGTTAACTTCATCCGCGAGGCATACCCCGGACCTTCTAGCACTGGAACGCCCAAGCATTACGGCCTTTTTGACGATACAGCGTTCATCATAGGCCCAACACCAGACGCATCATACGAGGTAGAGCTGCATTACGGCTACTACCCAGAGTCTATTGTTACTGCCGGTACTACGTGGCTTGGCAATGAGTTTGATTCTGCGCTGTTAAATGGTGCGCTGGTTGAGGCAATACGCTTCATTAAAGGTGAGCCGGATATGGTAGCCTTGTATCAAAGCATGTACGTAGACGCTATGGCGCTACTCAAAAACTTAGGGGACGGCAAGATGCGGGAAGATATGTACCGCTCTGGTCAACTCCGTATAACCCCGCGTTAATTTAAGAGGAAACACAAATGGCTATCACACAAGCTATGGTTACATCGTTCAAAGTTGGCATCCTTGACGGGACGTTCGACTTTAGCAGCGGCACAGCACAAACATTTAAGATTGCTCTGTTTACTTCAGCAGCTACATTGGATGCTACTACTACGGCATACAGCGTAACTAACGAAGTCTCAGGCACAGGCTATACTGCGGGCGGAAACACGCTGACTATCTCTGCTAACCCTGCCTCAAGCGGCACTACAGCATTCCTAGACTTTGCGGATACTACATGGTCTACAGCGACTAT